GATCTGTGCTGTAGCTCCGGCAAAGTTTTGTGTATTATTCGGATTGAATAATAATGTGCGTCGCTTCTTAACGAGAGTCCACTGATCATCGTTAATGCTTCTCATATAGTCCGTCTGGAATCCAGTATACGCTGTGAATCCATTGTTGGATTGCAACAATTCCGTATAGGCATTCGTAGGAATACCAGTCTGTTGATTAGCATTCTTGTATTTTAATATATACATATCAAAATGACAGGGTAGCGAGGCTACATTGTTAAATATGTTAAACATAATTTTAACAGTAAATTTCATGACACGAATTCTATTGCCTGTACGTGCTGATACACCAGTTCCCTGACTTATCAACGGCAACATATTGTATATTTGACCAGCACCTATAGGGTTTGTCACGAAATAGGCTGGCGATTCATTCTGGACAACTTTGTTTTCAGCCAAGCGATGAATCTCTCTACGCACGAGAGTACGCAAAGGAGTCTTCTTAGCTCTACTTCGACGACCCATCCGTTTATACGTCTTCTTGCGTTTAACATACTTTCTTTTCTTAAAGTATGCCATAATTGTGATTCTGTGTAGGGCCCCAAAGTTGGGCCCTAAGGTTGCAGGTAATACTGCGCTTCGCTTCCTGCAACCGATCTAATTTTCGGTATTTACACAGAATGTTTCTTCCTCACTCGAGTCGCCCCTTTTCGCGCGTCCCCAGAGGGGGCCCCTCACGCGTTGGGGCAGGTGCGCCTCTCCTTCTGAAGAAAATTCTGTGCTTTTTCTTTTTTTACTCCACTTTTGTCGACCTCCACTTTTGTAGGCCTCAACTTTTCTAGACCATTTTCATTTTTTTTAAAAATGCCTGGAGGTTGCTGTCGCTGGTGTTTTACAATCAACAATTATCGTGATGAAACTATCGAGTGGTTTGAGAAAACTAATATTTTCAAATACGTTTGCTTTGGTAAGGAGGTGGGTGAGTCTCTCACTCCGCACTTACAAGGTTATTTCGAATTTGAAAACGGTTATCGCAAATCGAAACAAGCATGCGCAGCTTTCTTAATGAGAGACGGTTGTCCTCAACATCCTCATCTAAGAATGTGTAATGGTACAGCCGAACAAAATATAAAATATTGTTCTAAGCAATGCACTGAGGAGAATCCTTTTTGGGAAAAGGGAATCAGACCTCTTGGACAAGGTCATAGATCTGATATTGATGTTTGCACTGACATGATTCGCAATGGCGATTCTATTACTCAGGTGGCCATGGAACACCCAAGTACGTTCGTACGTTATCACCGGGGTCTCATGACTTTTCAAAGCCTGATTCAATCAAGACGCAATTGGAAGACGGAGATTTTTTGGCTATGGGGTCCGAGTGGGAGTGGGAAGTCCCGATGGGCTTGGACGACTTACCCGGACGCATACCAAAAGCAGGCAAACACACGCTGGTGGTGCTGTTATACGGGCCAGGATACATGTATAATCGACGATTTTCGACCATCCCGGGAGATGCCATTCAATTTCATATTGAACCTTTTCGATCGATATCCACTCCTATTGGAAACGAAAGGGGGTCAAGTTCAATGTCAATTGAAGACGATTGTTGTGACATGCCCCTTCTCTCCAGATCAACTCCTTTCACATATGGACTGGGTTGGAGCCGAACAGGGAGCCCAATTGAAGAGGAGAATCGAACATGTGATCGAGTTCCCTCAGATGGCGAGTTTTTTTCTTTAGATAGTATGGCAAATGAAGAATGGTTTGAGGAATTATTAAAAGAGTTTAATTAATTACATATCTTCATATTGCAACTCACTCAGCCACTGATATGTACCTACGTTTCCTATCAACACACCTCCATCAGATTGGGTACATCCCACGCATATCCATAGCTGCTCATTAGTACATGTATTTGTTGTATCATCATACATCCACAACTTCTTTACATCCTTCGTAAGGTCATAAACAACATATCGCATGGGATTGATCTGTGCTGTAGCTCCGGCAAAGTTTTGTGTATTATTCGGATTGAATAATAATGTGCGTCGCTTCTTAACGAGAGTCCACTGATCATCGTTAATGCTTCTCATATAGTCCGTCTGGAAT